CCCCACCAGGATCGAGGTCAAACGGATGCGATCGTTGATGCCGATCTTCTTCGCGTCCCCCGTCCGGTCAGCGAGCCACCGCAGCGGAGATACCCGCAGACGGTCGCGCAGATGCGTGATGAGCACCTGCTCGGCGCTGTCACAAAACACGCCGTCAATGCGGGCGAATCGGGCAAAGACCGACAGCGCAAAATCAATAAAGGCATCTGCCAGCGCATCCGCGTTTCCGTGCGGCTCAAATCGAGCGCTTTGCAGTCCCACCACGCCGGCCCCCTCCGGCAGCAGCGCAGAAGCCACGAACGCGTGCTTGGACCCGTTTCCGCCAAAGTCTACGCCAATATAGACGCGCGAGCTGGGCGGCAGCTCTTTCTCCCGCCAGACAAAACGCCCGTCCGCCGCCGCAAGACTATCAGCAAAAACGCGGTAGATGACGCCCTCGGCAGCCGCCCAGAGGCCCAGAATGTACCGCTGATAATAAACTGTGCCGGCGTATTCTTTTTTGAGCTGTGCAACAAAATCCGGCGGCAAATACGGGTTGTCGTCGATTTGATACGCCTGTTGGAAGATGTCGGCGTCGCTGTCCAGGAACAGCTTAAACCAGTGATTCGGATCATCTGGGTTGCAGGTGCCGTCAAAATGACTGTGCTCACAGCGCAGGCGGCTTTTGAGCATCTCGAAAACGTCCTGCGACCAGGTCGTGATCTCGTCGCCGTAGGCATATTCGATCGTGGCACCCTGGATCCGGGCAACGTGCTTTTTATTATCCGCACCGAGCGCATAGCAGCGCTTCCCGAAAATCTGTACGGTATTGTCTGCCCGGATCATGCCTACCAGGCCCGGCCAGATATTGCGCATCGGTTCGAGGATATTTCGTTCCAACGTGCCGCGCGTGTTGCCCATGAGCACGATCAGGCCCTCGCCGCGGCAGGCAATAATCCGCTGCGGAATGATCAGCGTGTAGTCGATCCAGCTCTTGCCGCTGCCGGTTGCGCCGGTTTTGATGTTCCAGCGCCGGTTGCAGCCGGCCGCAAAAGCAAGCTGCTTCTCAGTCAACGGCACTCGAAACACCTCCCAGCAGCTCTTTTGCTGCCTTCAACAGATCGGTGTCGGCGTCCGGTGGTGCAGGCTTATCCCGCCACTGATCCGGACGCCGGTTCTTCAGCCAAAAGATCTGCGCCGTTGTGTCTCCAGTCATTGAGCGTTTCAGCAATGCATTTTCGACCGCAAAGTCGACAACCGCCTTGCCTTTTTTTAGGGCCGCCGAAATCTCCGGAAATCGGTTTTTCCACGCGTCCAAAGTGGACACAGAAATGCCGATGTTGTGCGCAAGCTGTTCGTCTGTCAAACCGTCACGAGCCCATCCCTGCAAAAGGATCAGCCCGTCTGGTTCCAACCACTTCTGGTATTTACCTTTGGCAATGGTGCCCGCCTCCTCTTTTGCAGACATAAGAAAACCGCCGCGGTCATCCCGCAGCGGCATAACAAAAGACATCAAAAAAGGACGCGTTACTGCGTCCTCCTTCGCAATCGCCCGGAGTTGCACCGGGGCCTCGTCTTTCGACGCGTGCTCCTCGTCCTGCACTACCTTTTGCGAAGATAAGTATCCCACAGCTTTGTAACTTTGTCAACCATTCTTTGGTCTTTCTTTGATAGCGGATATCCTCCCATCACTCCATCGCGCTCACTGTGCTCGTATCCATGATGCGTGTGCGGCAAAACAGGCTCTCCATTGATATAATGGGATTTTCCAAAATCATATTTATGCCCTTATTTTTTAGGCAAGCTGCTTACCATTTTGGATGCAATTCTTCTTGTTTGCTTGATAGTAATCTCTCTCCCGCGCATAAATGCCTCTTTACTGATTGCATCTTCAAGGCTTGACATAAAGTACTTTGACCTTGAAACACGACTTGCAGTTTCAAATTGTTCTGTATTTTTCCAAAACTCTTGCTTACGCACACCGCTTTCTATTGCGCCTAAACTCCTACTGCCGCTGGCGCCCCTTCCGCCCATAGTTTTACCTCCTGAAAGCCTTATTGTCAAAACAAACGATCTTCGCCCCGCCAAAATCAAAATCAATTTGGCTGCCGTACAGCAGTATCGTCTTCGGGTGCAGCTGCCGCATCATCTCCGCGGCGCCATTCATCCACACTTGTTTTGCCTTGTCGTCTGTCATTACTCCGACTGTCGAAAGCGCGACTGTACCGCCCTGCGGCAGGCCGTCAAAACAAAACGCATAAGTTTCCGGCTGCGCCCAGGTGATTGTGGGAATCACCCGCATGCCGGCGTCTTGGCACATCTGGCCGATCAGCCTGGAACGGTAAACATTCCAAATCTTCATGGCCATTGGCATATCCACGTAAAGCGAAAAATCCGGCGTCAGCACGCAGTCAAATTCTTTAAGCTTTTCGATGTAAAGTTCCGGCTGGCTCCACATGCGTTCAAACTGATAATCGTCGATGAAAAAATGCACACCGGCGCGGCGCTTTTTCGTGGACAGTACGTAATTAAACCCGATCAGCTCTTTCGGCACGAACGCGCAGCCCCGCAGCGTCGGAAGCTCGTACTGTCCTGCTGCGCGTGCAGGATCAAAGCTGTGTAGGTTATACGCCGCTCCTGTGCGCTCCCGCTCATCCCCGTAATAACCTTCCTGATCATTATCAGCATCCGACGCCGCCGGATCAACGCCCCAGTCCAGCTGCAGATCTCCGAAATCAATGTCTACGAGCTCCGCCGCCAGCTTGTCCTTGTCCCACTTGGACACCTCGGCGACCTTATTATCGACCAGACGGAACTCCCGGATCTGCTCCGGGGTCAGGTCGTCAGCTACAACGCAGGGTACGGTTTTAAGGCCCAAGGCCTTTGCGGCTTTTACACGCGTGTGCCCGCAAATGATAACGTTATCGGGTCCAATCACGCAGGGGACCTTGAAGCCGTAGCGGCGAATGCTCTCCGCCACATCAGCGACAGCCGGATCGTTTTTCCTTGCATTATTCGTATAAGCAATCAGATCCTTCAACAGCTTATCTATGATCTGCACCCGGCTGTCCCTCCTTCTCTGCATAAAATGAAAGCCCGCGCATCTCCGCGCAGGCCGTTGATTCCATGCCGGTTGCCCGGCATCGTTGCTTTCATGACGCGGTAGGCTTTGAGACCGGCATCGACCCGAAGATTATTCAAGAGATGGCCGGACACGCGCAGCTTTCCACTACGCTGGATATCTACACACATCTACGCAAAAACAAGCTGGACGCCGCAGCGAAAAAGCTGAACGGTATCGACTTCACAACAGGAAAGAAAAAATTAAATCTCGCCGCCAGCAAGCCTGATTTACTGTGTACTTACTGTGTACTTTTTAATGTTTTGGGGCGTTTCTTATTTACACTTATAAACACGAAAAAACCGCATCAAATAGCCGTTTTCGGCTACTTGATGCGGTTTTTCTTCTGGCGGAGAAGGAGGGATTCGAACCCTCGCGGCCCTTGTGAGGCCCTACGCCCTTAGCAGGTACATGTAAAACGGCCATTTCATGCGGTTTTTTGGCATTATAGTGGCTACCGGAGTGGCAACCGTGAAAAGGTCTACGCATTCCCCGCAACTGCAAAACTCTTTGTGGCCAACTCCACCGCGGCGAGCTTTTCCGCGAAGTCTACATGAGTATAGTGGTCGGTGATATCACGGATGGCATGGCCAAGGATTAGCTTGCGCACAATGGGAGACACCTGCGCCCGCTCAAAGGCAGAGGCCAGAGAGTGCCGGCAGGAGTGCGGAGTCATATGCGCCCGGATTTTATACCGGTCGACCATATCCCGCCACTGGGCATAAAAATCAGCCTCTTGCAGCTTGACCAAACGCGAGCCAGACACCGCAAGGGCATCCTGCATGACCGGGATGATCGCCGCCGCAAGCGGGATCTCTCGATTCATTCCCGCTGCGGTTTTGATACCACCGAGCGCACGCTGCGCGCCCAGGTCGATCTGCTCCGGGTCCAGCAGCATCAGCTCCCCGGGGCGCATCCCCGTATAGCACATGAGCAACCCATAGCAGCCGGCGAGGCACCCGTCCTGGTACGCCCGCCACATCTCGTGCACCTCATCCACGGTGTACGCGTCGCGCTCGGAGGTCGGGATGGGCGGGAGTTCCAGCTCGGGGGTGTTATCTTCCCCAGGAGCCAGAGCGCCATTTTTTATCGCCACATTCCACAGCTTACCGAGCAGCGTCTTAATGTCCCGTTTTGCGTAGTAGTCCCCGGGGGCGGCATCCACAAGCGCCTGGAGCTCCGGGTAAGGGATGGCGCCGATCTCGCAGCCAGCGATGGCGGATAGCCGGCCCCACGCGGTACGGTAGTGCGACTGTTTATCTTTGCTCAGTTCCTGATACCGCGGAGAGGCAATCAGCTGCTCCCAAGCGGCCACCACGCGCATCGCTCTTGGTACCACCCGAGCGCTGCGCAGGGTTTGTAGGCAGATCTCTGCGTCTGCTCGTGTAGCGAACCCGCCTCTAGTCCTCCTGGAAACCATCGCAGAATCAGAAAATACCCGATATTCTGCCCTCCAAGAGCCCCCGACCTGGTACACAGTACCGGTTCCGTTTGGCCGTTTTTTGGTCTTTGGCGCGGCAGTGCGCGTCTGCTTTTTGCCGCAGAACGGACAGTATATCGCGCCATCTGGGATTTCCTTCCCGCAGGCGCGGCGAATGCAAATCACACGACCACCTTCATAATTCACTGGCGCAACGGCGCCCCGACATTATCGCAGAATTTTCCGTTCATAATTTTGAGCAGATCGGAGCCCCAGCCCAAGAACAGCACTCCCAAGGTGAGGCAGTACAGCATACCCATCTTGTATCTGCCGACATAGAAATAGTGCAGGCCAAAGATTCCTCCAAAGAGACACAGCCAAAACGCCGTCTTTTTACTTTTGTCACTGGTCAATGTGGTGTAATTACTCAAAGAAAACAACCCCTTTCATTTTTTCGTTGTTATAACTACCTTTTTCGGCACATTGCCTCTTGTTTTAACAACCACAGGTTGTATACTAGGAGCACAAGGAATTTCAACGTGCGGAGAAAGGTGGAATCGAATGGGAGATCGTTTTATAGAATTGTATAGGGAGTTAACTCCGCAACAGCAGACAGAAATAATCAATCTGATTTTTGATTTAGCGCAGCAAGAGTCTGACAGCGCTCCAGCACCATCGCCTGGTGCTCAGGCGACAGCGTCCTGAAAAAGTAAAGCAAATCCGCTTCATCTTTTGAAAGCCCTTCGGGTAAAACCGAGGGCTTTTCTTTTTTATCCGTTTCCCCGCGTAAATAGGCAGCAGAGACACCAAGAAAGTCAGCCCACACGGACACCGAAGCAGCGTCCGGGTCTTTTGGCGCCGTCTCACAATTGCGAATGTACCCCGGATTTTTTCCGGCGAGCTCGCATAAGACCCTCAAACTCCGTTTGTTCTCGGCACATAACGCTCTAAGTCTGTCAAATCTGAACATAACAATGCCTCCAATACTATATAAAACGCCAAAAATCAAACAAATTGTTTGATTTCTCTTGAATTCAAACATTTTGTTTGATAAGATAAGGCCGTACCCAGCAAATAGGTACAAAAAACAAACGCCCCACATTCTACTGCACAGGAAAACGGTACATAAAGTTCTAGCCGACTTCACTATACCACGATTCCTGAGAGTTTGCAACGGTTTGTCGGAGCTTTGGAGGGAGGGTAACAATGGAAATCGCCGAGAACCGTCTTTATACCATCGAGGAGACCGCCCAGATGATGCAGCTATCCTACGACACCATCCGCCGATACATTCGAGAGGGCCGGCTCAAGTGCTCCCGCATTTCGGCCACCGTGGTGAGGATCAGCGGCACCGACCTGCTCGAGTTTTACGAGGCTGGGAAAAGGGAGGACGCCAAATGAGCACAGTGATACGGCCGCAGCAGGCGGTCGAGTACCTGCGGGACATCGGCATCCCGATGGGCATGCAGACGCTCTGCCGGGGCCTGCAACAGCGGGTGTTCCCCTTCGGAGATTACATCCACAACCCGGACGGCAGGGACGTCTACCTGATCTACGCGCAGCAGCTCACCGAGTGGGCAGCCGCCCGCAGTCAGTACGCAAAAAAGGAGGACTTCGCAGATGTTCAGTGACACCCGCAGAGGAGACATCTGGTTCGCAGACAGCAACATGGGGCCAAAGGACATGGCTCACAGCCACGTCACCTGGGGCGACCGGCCGGTGATTGTGGTCTCCAATAACGCAGCAAACGCCGAGAGCCCGGTGGTGACGGTGGTACCGATTACCTCCAGCTCGACCAAGCTGATGTTCGGGGAGACCGGCACCCACGTCGAGATCAGCCGGGAGCTTGGCCTCACCAGAAACAGCATAGCGATGGCGGAGCAGATCACCACGGTCGACCGGGATAACCTCACGCGCTGGCTGGGGGCCATTGACGCTGAGACCCAGCAGCGCCTGGACGAAGCAATCCGCAAGCATTTACACATTTAACAGGAGGGACAAATCATGGTCAAAAAAGACACGACCGTACTGGAGATCAGGCCGGTCGAAATCGAGACCGTCGCCCTGCGCATCGTCGGGGACACGCCGCTGATCGTACATCGGTGGAGCGAAAAGGCCATGCGCATGATGCTGGAAAAGCAGATGAAAACGACCAAGGCCAAGGGCCGCGACGCCAAAGACCCGGTCGAGGACTTCATCAACAGCCTGTACTGGATGAGCGGTAAGCCCGAAGAACCGACAGAGGACGCCTTCACCGAGGCCCTCTCCACCGGCGCCGCCTTCGGATTCCCGGTCACCGCGATCAAGCAGGCGGCGATCAGCGCGGCCTTCCGCAACGGGCTGTCAAAGGATAAGGTCAGCCTGCAAGGGGCCTTCTTCATCCGAGGCGAGGGCGAGGAGCTGCTGGCACAGGTGCATGGCACGCCGCACATGCGGGAGGACATGGTCCGCGTCGGCATGGGCACCGCAGACATCAGATTCCGCGGGCAGTTCGACGAGTGGTACATGGACCTGCAGGTCAGCTACAACCGCAACGGACAGTACACAATCGAGCAGATCATCAACCTGATCAACATCGGCGGATACTCCTGCGGCATCGGCGAGTGGCGGCCCGAGAAATCTGGGCAGAACGGCATGTACCACGTCTCCGCCGGCTGGCCCCTGGCAGGCGAGGCAAGGTGCGGTGGGACCTGGCGCGGCGTGGCGCGGCTTGGTACGGCAGGCTAGGCATGGCCCGGAGAGGAGAGGCATGGCTAGGCTTGGCTCGGCAAGGCTAGGCAAGGCTAGGCAAGGCTAGGCAAGGCAGGCCGGGCACGGCAAGGCACGGCAGGGCAGGGCAAGGCAAGGCAAGGCAGGCTCGGCTAGGCGGGGCGCGTCAAGGCTTGGCGTGGCGAGGCAGGGTATGGCACGGCAGGCAAGACGAGGCCGGGTATGGCACGGCCGGGCGAGACGGGGCAAGGCAGGGCCTGGCGGGGCACGGCAGGATTCTATAACGATTGGAGGTGACATCTATGGTCTACGCGTGGAAATCCGCAGCGCAAATCCGCTCGGACCCACAGGTCGCGGGTGCGATTTGCGAGCGCCTCGAACGCGAGGGTAGGCTGTCGGCCAGATCGCTGCTCGAGGTCAGCCGGCCGGTGAGCGCTCCCCTCCACCGGGAATTCGAGTGGGACGACGCGGTCGCGGCTGAGCAATTCCGCGAATCACAGGCACGGCACATCATCAACTGCCTGATCGTCGAGGCGCCAGAGGATACCACCCCAACACGGGCGTTTTTCCAGATCGAGCCAAGCGGAAACACATACACAAGCCTGACCGCGATCATCAGATCGCCAGACAAGTACCAGCTCATGCTGGCACAGGCAAAGAGCGAGCTGCAGGCATTTGCCAAAAAGTACGATTCTCTGAAAGAGCTTAAACCGATATTCAATGCCATCCGCGAGATGGCTTAACAGGAGGGACAAATCATGATCGAGATCAGATTCACCGCAAATACCGTCGAGGAGTACAGAGCAATCCTCCAGCAGCTCGTCGCCGGGGACATCGCAGCGGCAAAAACGCACGAGGCCTCCACCGGGACGCATACCAAGACCGCGGACGAGATGCCGAAACTCCGCCACGAGGCGGCGCCAGCGGAGGCCAAGGCAGACACCACCGCGGCACCCGCCCAGCCCGAGCAGGTGGCCCAGGACGCCCCCTTTGACGCCGGGCAGGGAACTGTTCCCCTGGCCGACATACAGGCCCTCGGGCGCAAGCTGGCGGCGGCTGGCAAAGGCAACGCGGTGCAGGCGGTGCTCAAGGCCCACGGGGTCAAGCTGATGAGCCGTATCCCGGAGGCGGACCGCGCAGCGGTTCTCGCCGAGCTCAAGGAGGCCGAGTGATGGGTAAGCAATCCGGTCCGGCGCACATCAACGCCAAGGCGGACAACGGCAACGTAAGACTCGAGATCGAGGGCGCGGCAAAATCCCTGCTCTCCCTGGCAACGATGGTAGTCCTGCAGATTATCCACAGCATGACAACCGAGGCTGGAGAGCGTGAGCGCCTCGCGCTTATGGTCGGAGCGGAGATTTACAAGCGCGCGGATGAGGCTATCTCAGAGGACGGTGACGACGATGCCACCGATTGAGCACGCGGTCCTCAACGCCAGCAGCGCTGGCCGGTGGGTTATCTGCCCGCCCAGCGTGAGGCTTACAGAGGGCATCCCGGACACGCCCAGCAAGTACGCCGCAGAGGGCACACAAGCACACGCGGTGTGTGAGTACCTGCTGCGGCAGACGCTGCCGGACTGGACCAAGATGCCCTCTCCAAAACCGAACACCCCACAAGAGATGATCGACGCCGCGGCAAAGTACCTGAGCTTCATCTACGACCTGTGGGTGGGATTCGAGACCGCGCCGAGCGTATTTGTGGAGCAGTGGGTCAACCTGACCCGATGGGTTCCGCAGGGATTCGGCACATGCGACTGCCTGCTGATCGGCGGAGGCGTGCTACACATTATCGACTTCAAGTACGGGCAAGGCATACCGGTCAGCCCGGACCACAATCCGCAGATGATGTGCTATGCCCTCGGAGCGCTTGAGCTTTTCCGCCAAACCGATGAGATCGACACGGTGCGCATGAGCATCGTCCAGCCACGGGTTCAGGAGGAGCCGGAGACCACCGAGATGCCGGCCGCGGAGCTTTTAGACTGGGCCAACACAGTGCTCGCCCCAGCGGCCAAGCTGGCCTGGGAGGGCAAAGGAGAGCTCACG